GTCTTGGGATGGAGATAGCGATCACCATTGTTAATCCAACATCCACCGAAAGGAATCAGTTCATAAGGTCCACCCAGGTCCAACAATGTCTTTTCATGGGTATATATTTTTATGAATCGATCTTGGATTGTCCTGATAAGTGTATATATATGTGGCGAAATCTCAATCGGTTCAAGCAGCCATGCGATGGACTTCTCTCGATTGTCGGACTCATTCAGATGGTGATCGGTATAGACACACAAGTCGTCCTTTGTTCTATCCGATCGATCCCATCGCATATCAGCACAGGAGGAAGGAGACGCAAATCCATTGCTAGAATGTGCAAACGTCGAATCTTTTAGTTTTACTACTAATTGCATATTTTGCCTATTTATATAAAATAAATAAAAAAGTAAATAAACATTTAAAAACATGTCACAAAAGACAAAATGAGAGTAGTGGCCTTTGACATGGGCATCAAGAATTTCGCCTTTGCCCAGGTGGACATTGATTTGGGGGAGGAGTGGGGAAATGTGCGGTGTGTGGATGTGCATGATTTCAGTGGCGACGGTCGCAACATCCATCGGATGCTGATCGTCCACCTGGATCGCTACGAGCATCTGTGGCGGACAACTGATGTAGTGCTGATCGAGCAGCAATTGAATCGTCACAACATCCAGGCGGCACGTCTCGCCTGCCACGTCGCGGCCTATTTCTTTCATCGTTTTCCTCTTCTCCCAGTCCACGATTATCCCAATACTTACAAGACCAGGTTTCTGAAAGCGCCCCGCACGCTGGATCATCCGGGACGCAAGAGGTTCGCCGTGGATGCTGTCCTGAATCACTATCAGGAGACCGATCCGGTCCTGCACGACTGGCTGTCCTCTGGATTCAAGAAGCTGGACGATGTGGCGGACTGCATCCTCATGGCCAACACCTTTCCCCGCTCGCCCTTTTTTTCGCCATGAAAAAATTTTATTATATAAGAATAATAATAAAATGGCTACTCTAACAAAGGCTACTCTAACAAAAGATCAGGAAGATGTTTATCATCAATTATTTGGACAATTATCGGAAGCTGCTTTTTTGGCAGCAATAAATGATCCATCCACAACGGAATTACCGAAAACACCTAAACAAAAAATCCAAGCACTTCCACAAGATCTTAAAATACAATTTAAAACAAATTTGCCTGCAATACCGCTACAGACGATACTTTTACAAACCAAAACATTAGATGATGATATTTGCTCTCTTCGTGAAAAATTGACTGAATTCTATCGAATAGAAATTACGGTTTTTTTCAATTCATGCATCACAATAGAACAATTTCAAGCTACGATTACATGTTTTTATGAACAAGTGAATAAAATTCGAGACCAAAGTCGTCCGACTTCAAAGGTGATACCTACGACATTTAACAAATTGTTTCATAAGCATACCAAAATAGATCCTATGACCCTTCCTTTGATTGCAGCTATAAATACTAAAATACAGAATCGTTTACAATTACAAAAAAATCAATCAATTCAACAAATGCAAAAAATGCAAAAAATGATCGAATTTTTGATAAGACAAGAGGAGGTAACAGGTATGATCCATAGCTTATACGAAACACAAAAATTATCCTCTCGCAATTTTACCTCTGTTCATCCCGAGTATAGTGACCGAAACCTCTTATTCCGAGATTTATATCAATGTATTAGGAAATAAAAATAAATTAAATTAAAAAAAATAGTATTATTAAAAAAAAATGCAAACACCATTATTACCATCATCATCTACACAACCAAAAGCACCAATAGATAAGAAGAAAACCCTTTTCATAGTTTTCGCTGTTTTATTGTTACTTGGTATCCTATTGCTTATTTTATGGGGCGCTGGAGTAATAGGTTCTTCTAAATCGTCTTCTTCCGCGTCACCAACAACTCAAGACGTCGTCAATGTAGAATCTGCAAACAATCCATCGACAACTCTCAGTCCATCCACCACTCTCGCGGCCGTTGCTATTCCAGCCTCCATCTCGGGCCTCGTGATCTGGTTAGATGCAGTGAATGGTGTGATCAGCTCCAGTTCGGGTAGCCTCACCTGGTCGGATAGTTCGGGAAATGGCTATAATGCTACCTCTCTTACTACAAGCGGCACATTACCATCATTGAATCAAAGTGGGATCAATAATCTACCCTGTGTTCAATTCTATGGAGGCGCTTCGGCAAGCACCACTAATCCACCCTCTGCTATGATGGCGCCCGTTCCCACCGGTGCTTTTTCAGGCGGTGTCACTCTCTTTGTCGTGTTCCAGGTTTCGAACGGTTCGTCCGGGTCTACTACTGTGGTTTCAAGAACAGTATCCAATCTTCCTGCGCCATGGGATATGTATAATACCAACGGCCTGATTGGTGATAGTAATGTTACTGGTGCTTTTTTAGTTGGGCAGATATCAACAAGTCTTGCCAATATTAGCTCTCCATCGATCTTGGTCATGACCATTACTACAACTACTCCCACGACACCCCTCATGTCCATGTGGATCAATGGCACCTCTGTGCTAACATTGACGAATAGCGACACGAGTTCCAACAATTTATCATCCTATTATGCCGATCTGGCGACCGAACTCTACCTTGGGACGCGAGGTGATAATACGACTACGTTTGTCGGTCTTATGGGCGAGGTTATTGCTTACAATTCCGTGCTCTCCACCACCAATCTTAATACTGTCCAAAACTATCTAGCCTCCAAATGGGGGATTTCCGCGACTACAATTTACTGAATTCGTTCGGACAAAATTTCTTGATAAAGGTTTGGCGATGGAGAGGTGTCGAGCCGTATTCGCGGAGGGCGGCCAGATGAGCCGCAGTGCCGTAGCCCATGTTGGTCTCCAGGCAGTATCGGGTCAAAGAGCTATTCGATCGGCACAACTCCTGAATATAGGCGTCGCGGTGCGTCTTGGCCAGGATGGAGGCGGCGGCAATCTCCGGGTAGGCGGATTCTCCTCGCACCACCAGTTTGTGGGGGATATTGGGATAATCGCGGAAGAATGTCCCGTCCACCTTCAGCTCGATCTTCATCTCGGTAAGGATCGGAAATCGTGCCATCAAATCGTCGATAGCACGGTGCATCGCCAACGTATTCGCAGGCACTATACCCAGTCTATCCACCTCTTCTTCGGACGCCCATCCTATCCCCCACATGGCCTTGTCCTCAATATATATCCGGCTCCTTTGTCTCGCCTTGGCGGTCATCTTTTTCGAGTCCCATATGACAATCTTTTTTTTTCTCCATGTTTCTGACACCTCGGATCCAAAGCACACCGCACCGGCATACACCCGTCCCAACAAACTTCCTCGTCCCGCCTCATCCACACCAATGATCCATGCCTTTTCATGATTCTCCATTTATATTTCTTCTTTTTACCTCTAAATCTTTTATATCCTTTTTATCATCACAATTACAGCCACTACAAAATACAAGATCCCGAAACCGAAACAGCACCAGTCATACACTTTCATGTATTTTGACATCCCCTGGAGGAGGGTGGGCTCCTTGATCAGAAATGTTATCATCACGATGCATCGGACCAAGGAATTGAAAAAAAGACCGATTAATAAAAAGATGGCCGGTATCGTAAACATTATGTGGTCGATCATGTCTGTGTCGTAACCGTTATTATGACGTTTGTAATATTGATCGAGAAGTAGTCCAATCGGAAATCCTAAGACGGCCACCGCAAAAAAAGCGATGGATATGCTGTCTATTCCAATATTGATCTGAACATAGAGTTTTTGTGTCGCCGTCAAGGAATCATCCTTCTTGATCAAGGCGATGGATTCGGCCAAGGAGAACGAGGCAAAAATAAGGAAAGCGGCTGGCCATACATAGAAGAAGAGGCTAGACATCATATCTTCTTTGGTAGTATTGGATGTTGGAAGAAGTGATGATTCGGACATTCTGTAAAATTGACTCTGTTTATTTTTGGATTAGAAAAAAATAAACATGATTGGTCTGATTGGAAAAAAAGGATCGGGCAAGGATACCGTGGCCGATTATCTTGTGCATAAGCATGGATACAAAAAGCACGCCTTTGCGACGCCGCTTAAAAACGTGTGTCGGGAGCTGTTCTTGTTGGACGATGCCCAGATGCACGATGTCGATCAGAAGGAAAAGGTGGATGTCCGATGGGGCATGTCGCCCCGGCAGATGATGCAAACGGTCGGCACGGACATGGTCCGCAGGCATCTGGGGGTGGATTTTTGGCTACGCCATATGGACATGACCACTGCCAATGAGAGCAGGATCGTCCTCTCGGACGTCCGTTTTCCCAACGAGGCCGAGTGGGTTCGCAGTCAAGGTGGTAAACTCATCCGCATCGTGCGGGCAGGAGAGGAGCAAGACGTGGTGGACAAGCATGCCTCGGAGCAGGAACAGGATAAGATTGTGGTCGATGAAGAGATTGTGAATGACCACGGACTGGGAATCGAAGCTTTTTACGATTCTCTTGGATTGAGATTTGCTGGCACATTACCACGCAGTGCATAAGGAGACTGTGGAACGGGGACCGGGAATTGGTAGGAGGCGGCCATGCTGAGATTGCTGTTATTCCAGACGACCGCTGAATTGTTGGTGTCGAGTGTGGGGGACATGAGGGCCTCTCCTCCGAAATAAGAAGAAAAGCACGGATACTTCATATTCTCATACTGGGAGGGTGTATTCTGAAGGTTGGCCGCACCGTAAGCTCCAGTCAGAAGAAAGTAGGACATTTTGCTTGCACTCAATATATTATTTTTGCAAAAAATAATAATGACTTTACAAGATACAATATACATACCAAAAAAATACAAATGAGGGTTGCATTTATCACAGGGATCACAGGCCAGGACGGTTCTTACCTTGCGGAATTTCTGTTGGAAAAGGACTACGAGATATGGGGATTGATTCGTCGAGCATCGACCATCAATACGGAACGCATTGATCCCATTTTTGCGCATCCGAGGCTTATCCTGAGATACGGGGATGTCGTTGATCAGGGCAACCTCAGCAAGATCTTGGGTGAGATCCTGGACAAGCATGGTGAGGATTTGGAGGTGCTCGAGGTGTATAACCTGGGTGCGATGAGTCACGTCAAGGTCTCTTTTGATGAACCGGGATATTCTCTCGATGCGAATGGCGCCGGTGTGCTGAATCTTCTCGAGGCCATTCTTCTGACCAAAAAGAAGGACAAGATCCGCTTTTACCAGGCCTCGACGTCGGAGATGTTCGGGTGTGTCCGTGAGATTCCCCAGAAGGAGACGACCCCCTTCTATCCTCGCTCGCCTTATGGCTGCGCCAAACTCTTTGGTTATTGGATCACCAAGAATTATCGTGAATCGTATGATATGTATGCCTGCAACGGGATCCTTTTTAATCACGAATCCCCCCGGCGTGGCAAGACGTTTGTGACCCGTAAGATCACGGTCGCCCTCGGCAAGATGCTGAAGAATCCAGAGGAAAAACTTTACCTGGGAAATCTTTATGCCAAGCGGGATTGGGGCCACGCGCGCGATTATGTCGAGGGGATGTGGAAGATGATGCAACAGGAAACACCCGACGATTTTGTCCTGGCCACCAATGAGACCCACACGGTCAAGGAATTCGTGGAAAAGGCCTTTGCCCTCCGGGGCTTTGATATTGCGTGGCGCGGAGAGGGGATCGAGGAGGTGGGATACGATCAGAAGACGGGCCGCGAGCTCATCTTTATCTCTGAAAAATACTTTCGGGCGGCCGAGGTGGATCTGTTGATTGGCGATGCGACCAAGGCAAAAACGATCCTTGGATGGGAGCGCAAGACAGACTTTGATAGCCTGATTGCCGAGATGGTAGAGGCGGATGCGTAAAAAAAAAAATAATATATATTATCAAAAGAAAATCTAATCTTTCATGGTGCAACAGCAACAGCAACAGCAACAGCAACAGCAACAGCAACAGCAACAAGAACGCGATATGATTCGTGTCGTGAATGAATCATTGCACATGATTCCTGAAATCCTAAAGCCTGGGTTTAGGCCATTATCGATGAATTACGGCCAATAGCCGCTTCACAACAACAAACATCCAAAGCATAAATTCAATCATCATCCATAAAAATGAAAAAAAAATGGTTCCTTCTTACCATGATAGAAGATAACCACTAATTTTTTTTTATTTTTTCCAGTATGACATTCCAAAAACAGATCTGTGCCGTCCAGGGATGCCTCGAGAAAAAAACGAGTTATAAGAAGTCGGCCTTTTGTGCACCCCATACCTGCAAGGACCTCTTCTGTAAAAAGGCCACTGCGAGGCTTCAGGATTATTGTCCCGGGCATGGAGGATCTAGACGGTCCGTTGCCTCGATGGCACCAACGCTTTCCATGATGCGCCCCACAAGTTCCAGTCATGAGGTCAAGAAAAAAGACAGAGCACCATCACCCGATTACTCCCTCTGCACCATCCGTGGATGCCAGAAGAAGAAGACGCCTTTCAAGCGCTCGGCCTTTTGTGCCAATCACACCTGTGACGATTCATCGTGCAAGAACATCAAGATGAACGATCATCCCCGATTCTGCAATCTCCACAAGTGTGACGGACCTGACTGTTCTCATGGACGCTCCACCATTATATGGCCCGGGACCACCTATTGTCTCTATCACACCTGCAGCAAGTGCCAGATGAAACTCGCGGTCCTCGGTCCTGGTCAATTCAAGTTCTGCACGGATTGTGGTGTCCGATGTGTCATCGCCGGTTGCGATAATCCTTCCACGGACAACAATTCTCGTTATTGTGCCGATCATAAATGCCTCTATCCGCAATGTGATCCATCGATAGAAGGAAGCTATAGGGACATGCCGGAAAGCAGTTTTTGCAAGAAGCATCGATGCAAGCGTTGTAAAGGCCATCGTATTCATAGCGGCGATGCAGAATACTGTGGAAAATGCATCTATCACTGCATGCTATGTGATGCTCCCCGTCCCTCGAATCATACAGGTCGTCTTTATTACTGTGATAAGCACGGCTGCACACAATGTCACAATCAATTCAAGCACCACTATACATTTCATGACAAAAGCATCCTATCGGACAAATGCCACCAACATACCGTTTTTCCCTCCATGCCGGATACGATGGAATGGACCGAGGAGATCCGAAACGCAGCCAAGAAACTCAACGACACCATCGATCAGAAACGCGATGCCGAGGAATACAATCTGACCTGTCTCTACTATTGCTCCGATGGCTACTGCAATTGCGAGCTGATGCCGTATATAGATTGTAGCACTATAGAGAAAAAGGGTGTATCGCGTAGAGGAGAACATGTCTTTCTTTTGTCGGATATCGCTCTTGGTGAAGAGGGAAGTTATGCATGGACGATCCCTCGTTCCGGCACCGCAGAGATGATCCAATTTGAACTTATTTCCAAGTAATGAACGCATAGATAACTGAATTTTTAATGATGAGCTTAAAAAAAGTAGATCATCTGCGTCTCAACATGTGTATTGCATTGCATAAAAAACGGTGATGGGGTAGTCGTCGTCAATGATAATCGTGACTGGCGAATCGTGCTGCATGAGATGCACGAAACCCAATTTGAGCAATATAGTGACGTTAATGTGTGTTGCTATGACTACAATGCGAGTGCAGCCCAAATCTTTCGCGGCCTGAATGAGGAATCGGTTCAGCTCCTGTGCATACCCGCGCCCTCTATAAGGCGCCTCAACCACCAATCTACCCATGAGGGCCACCGGAAAATGCAAATCATTACCAAAAAGCTTGATGATCTCATGATCTGAGCATGTGTGAACCGTTAGTCTGACGGAGGCGACGATTTGGTCATGGTCTAAAATGACCCAGTGATGGCACGTGGGCAGCGTATCGTATTCATCCGTCCAGCAGTCCTTTTTGCAATGAAAAGGGCGCCAAACGGCCGCCCTCAATTCGCCGATGCGCTTGATGGTGGCAACATCGGTATAAGGCACATTAATTATATCCGTCATTATCGGATCTATAATAACAAAATAAAAACATTTATATATATTTTTTATTACACATCAAAGGTGTGTAATAATAACAATAGATGAACGCCAAACAAATTTACATGTTTCAAGACATCATCCATACTCCATTCGGGAATCAGGAGGAACAACATATTGCAAAATTGGAAACATTTCTAAGACAAGAATCATACTTTATCAAAGATTGCCTTATCGCTTATGCTATGGATAAAAAGACCCCCTCTTATATTATCCAGTATCTAATAGATAAGGGATGCGATGTGAATATGTTCAAACCGGATCTTTTTCAGATGCCTCTATTTATGGCCATTTATAATGGGCGTCCTGATCTTGTCGAGATGTTGTTGGCAGCTGGGGCGAAGATTACAAAAACGGATATTCCGGCGATTGTATTCGGTGTGAAAACCGTCGACATGGATAAAACGAATGAAATCGAAACGAGAATTATCAAAAGTCTTCTCCGTCGTGATATCAATCAATTGGATTGGTGCGATACCAATGGTAATACACCCCTTCACAAAGCCGCCCTATTTGGCAATCTGGAATCCGCACGGCTCCTTATCGCTCATGGTGCAGATATCACTATTCTCAATCAACAAGGAAACACCGCCTTGGACATTTGCCGGAAATGTAAATCCACATCATTTCGATTTTATTATGGTCATCAGTCTGTTCCAAATCACTTGGTGAATCTAAAAAAACCTCTCATTGCCGAGCTCTTGGAGAATGAAGAACGCGCCTATATTGTCTACAAGGGCTTTTTTATGTATGAAAGAGAACAAAAACTTAAATTTAGCAATAACGACAGTGACCATGTAGTGAAAGAAATTCTCGAGTGCATGTGGTTAAGGAATTACGATGTTTTTGGAGAATTAATGAGTTATTTTTTAATTTTTTCAAATTTGTAGTCTTCTCAATATCTTATTGTCTGTAAATGCAAAATGATTAAAATTTCAAAAAAAAAAAGAAGAAATAGATAAGGAAGATGAAAGATATGGTCACTATAGATTTAGAAGAAGACGTGCATGTGATGGATGTTTCACCAACACCATCACCCTCTTCTTCTTTACATTATAACCTCATTCTTGGAGGAGGTATTGGTATCAGTTTCATTATCTGGATCATTATTATTGCCAATCAATAAGATTCTTTATAATGTAAACGTCAATGTTGCTAATTCTTGATTGATGGCAGAGATGATCTTGGGTGTGAAATTATTGAGCTGTTTAAGGACTAATTTATTGACGTTATCTTCGATTGAAGAAACGCCACCAAGCATTTTGAGGAAATCGCTTAAATATGTGCTATCAGATAAATTCCATGCCACATAAGTGCTCTCAATCTGAGCATCTTGGACATCGATAATCTCAATATTGGAAATAGTATAGGTGCCATTGATATATTGTGCCTCGAAGGATATCATCGCAGATACGTAAATATTGGTGGTGACGGTCACGGTTCCATTAAGGATCAAAGGAGATATAGGTAGAAGTACGGTATTCAAGGGACATGGTCCTTCCGATGGATTAATAGCGCAATAAGTTTCATAAACACAGGCGTCGAACATATCCCAGAATGAGAGTGGGCATAAGGGAACGGGTGGACATTCAGAAGAATATAGTTGGGCGGTGGAGTTAATAGAAAATGTAGATATCGGAGTATTTTGAAATATAAATGGCATTTTATAGGTCAGACCACTTCCTATTTTGTTCGACGACAAGGGCAAACATGCACTGGAGGATGTCGTGGCGGTTAGATTAAAGGTGAAAAAATTAGAAATTGTGATATCATTTATGAAAAATACATCGAGCACTCCATACAAATTGGAACATGCTGGAGCACCCGAGGATGAGATCACTTGGGTATATGAATTGGGTAGAAAGAGGGCAAAGGAGGAGGAGGCATCGACGCCGGCAAGAATGGTAAATTTGTCCCAGACATTATTGGCGCCCAATAAAGACGCCTGAGAGGAACACGAGAGGTAACTCGGTAGGCCGAGATCCGATGCTGAGGTGGTAAAGGTAAGGTCTGAAGGAGAAATCATCTCTACATTCGTTGATTTGTTATTGACGGTGAGTGTAACATCCACCGCACCGATGGTTCCTGTGGGTGGAAACATGGTCGTTAATTGACTCTGGATCTGATTGATGATGTTGCTCATGACATCGCATGCAGTTTGTGAAGAAGGGGATGCGCTTGGTGCGATGGTAAATCCCTCGTAGGTTTTTAATTGTCGATACATTTTGTTTTTATTCTTAAAAAAATAAAATTATTTTTACATTATGAGAAATGTTCATTCCTTTCGTAATATTGTATATCTTCATCTTCTGATTTGCCTCCACGGTGTTATTATGATGTTGTTTTGTTACTATAAGCGATGTATTCTCACCCTCCTCTATAATCATGTTACGGGGATCGATATGTGCACGCGTTATATTCCTCTGTGGAGATCTGTTTTCTTGAAGAGTATCGCACCACCTATCTTTGGCTGAATAATCACATCCTTACATCGAATGCTTATTATGTGGTGCTCAAGATGCGATTTTGGAAATAATCGATGGTCCTCTTCAATCCCTCCTCGAGGTCGACCACAGGCTCCCAATTCAGGATGCTGCGGGCAAGTGTGATGTCGGGGCAGCGCTGTGTGGGATCGTCGGATGGGAGAGGCTTGTGGGTGAGGATGGATTCGGAACGGGTGAGATGGAGGATGCGTTGGGCGATCTCGTGGATGCTAATCTCGTGGGGGTTGCCGATGTTGACGGGCATGGAATAATTTGAATTCATCAGCGCAAGCAAGCCATTCACCTGGTCGTCGACATAGCAGAAACTCCGTGTCTGCGAGCCGTCGCCATAGAGTGTGATGGGCTCATTCTTGAGTGCCTGCACGATGAAATTGCTGATAACCCTCCCGTCGTTCTCATGGAGACGAGGGCCATAAGTATTAAAAATCCGCGCGATTCGTGTTTGCACGCCGCAGTGATGATGATACTCCATCATGAGCGTCTCAGCCACCCTCTTGCCCTCGTCGTAGCAGCTCCGGATCCCAATGGGATTCACGTTTCCCCAGTAGGTCTCGGATTGTGGCGAGACAGTGGGATCGCCGTAGACTTCAGAGGTGGAGGTCAGAAGGATCTTGGCTTTGACGCGTTTCGCGAGGCCCAGCATGTTTAGCGTCCCCAGGACATTGGTTTTAATGGTCTTGATGGGATTCAGTTGGTAGTCCTTGGGTGATGCGGGACAGGCTAGATGGAAGATCTCGTGGACCTCGAGACGGATCGGCTCTACCACGTCGTGTCGGATGAATTCCAGATTGGGATGGTGGCGGAGATGCTGGATGTTCTCCATACATCCCGAGAAATTGTTATCCAGGCAAAGCACACGATGACCCTGATTCAATAGCTTCTCGCACAGATGGCTGCCTATGAATCCAGTGCCCCCCGTTACCAAGATGGTCTTCATGATTCTTTTTTTTTCATGTAAGAAAAAAGAATTCTATAGGAATAAAAATACTTTATGGAACTTTCTGTCTATCCATTCGATGAGGAAGAGACGATCTTGTATCGTCTTTCCAAGGAGCTTAATATCCCCTTTTGGTTGCTGGCGTTGGAAGAGAAAAAATTTACAGCCGTTGCGATGGACGAGGACAAGAGAGTGATTCGTTACCGAGACAGGACGGAAGAGGTCAAGAATAGCCGTGAAAAAACATCCTTGGACTATCTTCGATATCACAAGGACAATCCCGAGGTATGGGAAGAGGTGGCGGCAAATGGTATGGATGTGGTGCAATTGCGAGACCGATTGAAGGAGGAAATCTCTCTGGAAAAAAAACAATTGGCCGAGATCCGCAGGAGGACTCGGATCCTGGAGATGCTGACTAGAGAAAAGGAGGTGGCAACGAGCAGCTGGAAGATAGAGACCCATCTGATGAAATACGTCCTGGAGGAGGAGCGTTCCATGGGACAGATACTGGATGACATGGAATTGCCCGAATCCTGCCTTCTTGCGGTCTGTCGACAGGACTATTATCGGTGGGGGAAGAAGCTATCGCTCTTTTGCAAGACAAGGAAGAAGCTGGATCCACATGTCTTGGAGATCGCGGAGCGCATGGGAGAGATCCCTCGTCCCGGCATCTATCTTTATAGATCGGATGGTCTCTCCCCCATTGTTCTTCAGAGAGAAGTCGAGAACAGCGGGACCGTGGAGCTCGAGATGGAGAAGAGAGAAGGCGATCGAGGGCTTGTTGAGGGAGTGATGGATGCACTGGGCATGCATCGATTGCGCAGCACGATCGACATCGGCATGATGGGTCATTTCTTCTTCAGAAGTATGTTTATCGAGGTTCCGTTGCTACAGGACGCCTGCATGAATGATCCCGTCTTTTCCTTCTTTTTTTCCATCAATGAATTGCGTCGCTCGTCGCTGGAGAATAATGTCCCTCTCGTCTTCCGTCCTTTTTTGGTTTCTTTCTTTGGTCTAGTGGAGAATGCGAATCGAACCGAGGATGTAACGGTGCGGAATCTCCATCGCCAGTCGGGATTCCAGGTCCATATTACGCTCCACGCGCCCATCTCGCAGGAGAAGATTGGTATCTTCTTTTATCTCATGAGCCGATTGATGGGTCGATTCCAGAGCCATCGCGACAAGTGGCTTGAGGAATATACCCAATACCTCCCCGCTCTGCCCGAGCAGTTGGAGAAACAAAAGAAGGATCTCATCAAGAACAAAAAAGAGGACCGGCCGGAATATTTCGACAAGTATCCACGCATGTTTGTCACCAGCTACTACAGTGTGGTCTGCCAGCAAAAGAAGCAACCCGTCCTCTTTACTCAGGAGGATGTGGATGCACTCCCCGTCGACCAGCGCCACCGTCTCTTTCGCTTTCCGCTCCAGACCATTGCGGATGAATTCCATCCCGAATACTATTACTGTCCCAATGATGCCTTTCCGCATCCCGGGCTCAAGCAGATGAATCTCAAGGGCGAGGACATTTTCATCAATGTGGCTCCCTGCTGCTTTGGTTCGCCCCAGGATGAAAAGACTGAAAAAATGATGAAAAACATCCGCACCAAGGATGATGAGGAGGAGGAAGGAGGAGGTAAGAAAAAAAATGCAATGGTCAAGGACACCAATAATGTGATTACCGGCAAATTCATCATCAAGCAGCCCGACCAACTCGGCACCATCCGTCCCCCCTCCATGGAACGCTTTTTATTGGCACTGAACCCGTTTCCCACCTACTACCGCATCGGGATTGAGGCTTCGCCATCCTCGCTCCTCTCCTGCATGATCACCATGCGAAAGCTCCAGGGCAATCCGGTCCGCACGGACGTCACCGAGATCCGTCGTCGCATGGCCAAGCATGCCGGATGCGCCGAAGCCTGTCTCCAAGAAAATCCAGGCATGGAGGTCGAGGCGATACGGCGCGATATTGAGGATCCCGTCGTTTACTTTGATCCTCGGCGATTCTTTCGGGCGGTGGAGCTGTTTTTTGGTGTGCGCCTAATTGTCTTTGCCAAGCCGCCCGAGATGCTGCTGGAAGACGCCGATCTCCTCTTTCCGGACTCGATGCGATCTCATTATTCAGATTCGCGTTCCTTGTCCCTTCCCGTGATGGTCGTCTTTGAGCACTGGGGAGGCAAGACCAACATCCTCGCCAAACTGCCTTATCCCCACTGCGAATTGATCGGATACAAGCCCTCCACCGAGACGGCCATGAGGGTCCAAATGGAGCCAGGTCCCGTCTTTCAGGTCCTGGACCATCTCCGCTTCCAGTTCGATGGCGATACGGCTCTTTTCCCTCTTGTCCGGAAGAGGACATGGTTCGGGTCCAAGATGGTGGGCCAGTCCACGGACAGCCTGGGCAAGGTCCGTGTTGTGTATTTCCGTGCCGGTGGGATAGTCCTTCCTGCGATCGTGGAGCCACCCCTTGCGGTCATGGACGATGTGGACCATCTCCCGATGCCACGGGAATTTCGTCCCACACCCTACCGCGCCGTGCATACCTTTCTTAACAGGTTTGATTCGTGGTCCAAGATTGTCCTCCCCGATAAGGACGGAGAGGTGGCCTACTGGACCACGACGCAACGAGGCGTGATGTGGAAGAATATGGACGAGTCCACGAATGTCCGATTCACCTTTGCGATCGCCATCCCTCCTCAATCCGATCGCGATATTGAACCCGCATCTCCGATTCTGTCCGAGGGCCTCGCGAGTCCTTTTTTCGTCTCGGACTCGGAGGGTCTCGATATTATTCGCCAGGAAAAGATTGCCCGGTGCCTCTATGATCTGGCCATTCATCTCTTTTCCCTCTTTCTCCAGCGCCACCAGATTCATGCGGGCGCCGTGGATCCCGATACTCTTCTGGATTCTTTCCGACGGAGCCATGTCCTCCTTGATCCGGCCTATGCCTATCCTCCATTGGATCGCATCACACCCGATTCGGCCAAGCTCTTTTTGCACGGCACCGACCACATCGTCCTTCCCTCAGAAGCCTTTTGGAAGCGTGTGCGATACAATCTGAAATGGACCCTCTTTCATCGCCCCGCAGCGCTGGACTCTTTGTCGGTGGCGATGCCCTCCTTTTATCAGAAGATTACCGACTTTCAGTCCAGTGCCAAATATTACTATTGCCACCTCGAGCGTCTGGATTCTGTCTTTCGCCATGCTGTCGGAAAGCGATACGAGATGGAATCCGCTCCCCTCGAGATGCTCAAGAAGGACCGGATACTATGGTATCATCGCGAGCAATCCCCGGTTCCTTATCCTTCACTTGTCTACGCCTTTCCCACCCTCTCGGCGTCTCTGGCCGCCTTTCTTCATTACCATCGCCTGGGATTTATCCCCGAGGTCGCGGCGGTCCGAGACGCCACCACAACCTTTGCGGATATCACAGAGGCCAGCATCTACCAATGGAAGGAGGACGATAAAAAATGGGAATTAGTCCATGAGGTGGAGAGCAGCGATCAGAATCTTTTTCTACATACGAGCGATGCCGTCACGCGTCTTTTGTTGCCACTGCAAAAATAATATTATTTTTTAAAAAATATTTATATAAGAAGAAACCATGATAGATATCTTTGATATACCGACCCCTGATACAATCGATCCCAGATTATGGGGACGAGGCGCATGGGATTTTCTTGACATGGTCGTGGTCATGTATCCCAAGGAGGATCCTCCATTGGCGCACCGCGACGCCGTTGCGTCCCTTCTGGAAAATTTCCAGCATTTTTTACCGTGCCCAGAATGCAAAAATAATTACCAACAATTCCTCTTGGACCATCCTATTGGCGATGCTGTCCTCTGTCGTAATAACCTGGTAGAATTTTACTATCAATTGCGCATGGATGTGGCCCGTCATACGAAACAGACCCTGCGACTCACCATGCGTGATCTCTGGCAGCAGATGGTGTATCGCTTTAAGCTCTGGGAACCACCCCATACCGCTCAGAATCGCATCCTCCCCATGAATCCCACCTCCTCTCGTTTCCTGGATGAACGACGCTCCCGCCTCTCGTCCCGTTCCGGTGGTTGTGGTTGCAGTAGTCGTTGATGATTTTTTTATCCATAGTTTACACTAAAAAAATCAAACTCAGCATAGCATCATCCACGGCCTTGCCAAGGGACTCTTCATTTTTTGTCTGTCCATCGACCGGTCGTTCACGACAGGCTGATAGAAAAGGTATTCACACAGACCCGTCTCGTCATAGGACAGGTCGTCCCGTCGGTGTAACGACGAATCCAGGAGATAACCGAGGATCGAGGCACCGATATACCACCAACCATCTTCTTTCAACTTGCCATTCACCACCAAAAGACATAATACAAACACACGCGGTATCAAGATCGACAGAGACTCGTCAAAATCATGAGCCGCACCGCGCATCTGCACCAATAGTATGGAACTAGCCACCATCGATATGGGCGTCTTTTCCGCTCGATAGAGAGCGTTCATGGCAAGAGGATTGAACAGGAGCCGTCCCATGCCTCGACACGAAGGATCATGGTAAACATAAAAGAAAAAATCCATCAGAGGCGCAACGACCATCATGGTCATCAGCATCGGGACATATTCCTGGAGGGAGAACATGAATAAAAGGAGATAGGGCAGCACATATTCCAAATGACTCATTTCTATGGTGGGGTAAAAATGTTTAAATTGTTTTTTTTTTTCTTAAAATAAAAACATTATATGCAAGAACATCATTCATCTTCAAGACATTCATCTCCAAGACAGCCGTTAAGTGTATCATCTACATCTAATCATCCGAAGAAATCTTGGTATATCCAATTCATGGATAAGATAAATAAAAATTGGGTGATGATATCGTTTGTTTTCCTAGTTATCGTCTTATTCATTAGTGCACTTGTTGTTGGCCTCAAAGTGCGTTCAAATAATAAGAAAAAAATAGATTCAAATCCCGTCATCATTCAGTCCAAGGAACCCGTCTGTTATTATACTGTCGGTCCCTCGGATACCCTGGCGAGCATTGCTTCACAATTAGGAATACAAGAATCGATTCTCCAGTCAAATAATCCATCCATCGATTTTACGAATCTGCAAACAGGTTCAAAGCTCGTCATTCCTGGTGCTGTTTGTTATACGACTGTGTCTGGTGATACATGTGATTCCATCGCCAATAAATACTACACCACGGTTTCCATGCTGCAATCTATGAATCCATCATTATCTTGTGATACTATAATCGCTGGGCAGACGCTCTTGGTGCTGATACCTGGGATGTATCCTGCGGCATCGATCTCTACATTACCTCTGAAGAATTAAATCGTCGGACATTTATACTTTTTTTTGAACATTTAAAACGCCGATTTTAAATTTTATATTTTTTCAATTCTCTTTTTCTTGTCGATTTTTCTCTTATATTTATTGTCTTGAGGCTGGACGATGCTATCCATTCTTAGATCTTTAGGTGTGGTGGAGGATGGATTGAATGAATTAAATAAATTTTTTATGAAATAAAATATTTTAGAAGATAAAAAAAAAATATGCCTAGATCTCATCACTATTCACGATTACCAGATCCTCAAAAGAAGTGGTCTGATGTTTTTCACGAGATCATTCATAATCCTTTTATCGTTGGCTTTATTGTATTGTGTATTTTGGTGGTGGTTGTTGTGCTTGTGATTGTATTTCGTCCTAAAAACAATACAACGACCAATGCGGCGAATGGATGTTATACTGTGGGAAGTGGTGATACAATGACCATCATCGCCGCCCGTCTTGGTATCTCGGTAGTGGATCTCGAGGCCAGTAATCCCTCGGTGGATCCAAACAATATACAGATTGGTTCTTTGCTCGTGATTCCCAATGGGACCTGTTATACGGCGGTTTCGGGGGATTCGTGTGATTCCATTGCCAAAAAATATAACATGACTCTGGACAGGCTCTATTATCTTAATCCGAACGTGATTTGTGGGGATCAGATGAAGGTCGGTCAGGTCTTTTTGGTCGCGATTGGTCCGACCACTAGTTCTTCACCGAGCGGCACCACCTATACGGTCAAGGCTGGAGATACATGCAATAATATTATCGGGATCTATCACATCACTCTGGACCAATTAGCTCAGGCGAATCCGGGACTGGACTGCTCCAATCTGCAGATTGGTCAGGTATTGGACATTCCCTCGTCATCATCTCCACCCGTAATTACCGGGATTCAAGGATACTTTTACGGTTGTAATGGAACAAATGGTCAGTGCGCGTGTGTGAATGGTGCAGTCCAATCACAAGCACCGGTGGGCAATCTGGCGGCTTTGTTCGTCTTTGATGAGAATGAAAGACCGTCTGTTATCCAAAAGGGCATGGTCGCCAATCCCAATTATTGGTCTGCCTATCAATATTCTGGACCTGCTTCTTGCACCTACAAGGCATATACCTTGGGAGGGATTGCGATAGATTGGAATACCGAGGCCGATTATGTCGATAACAATCTCATCTCGGCGATCGCCAATGCAGGATACAATACCATTATTTTTGATGTAGAGAGCATGATCGATCAGAGTAAATTCACTCAGATTACTGCCCTTATGAAACAAAAAAATATGACGGTGATGCTGTATTCTTTTCAGTATGCAGACCGATACTTTACAGGCTTTATCCCGTCCAGCTTTGCGAATGTTGATTATGGTATTCCGAGCATCTATGGTGGTGCCTATAATGGCGGCAATTGTAATTATGATTCCATCTGCAATCTGGATTGGTGGCTCACCATTTTTGGATCGGAGGCCAAATTGATTCTAGGCATCACCGTTGGCACATGGCCCGCCGTGCAGAAATTTCCCCACAAGAATGGCACCGTCGCCGATGGTGGATTTGCGGGCTACATCGAATGGCTCTATTCCATCGGCTCTTGTGATGCATCGACGTCTGTAACGTGCGGATCGAATCCTTGCTAAATTGAAACTATTTTGATTTTTTTTTTATTCTAAATAGTCTGATAAGTCTAGAATAAAAAAAATGAGTCGGAGCACGAGACGTCGAAATACTACGAATGAGAATACCAATGTGTATCCCGATCTTCTTGAGGCCGCCAATGCCTCTCTGAATAATGTCCTTATTCCTCCTCCCACGCCAAGGCCACGTGGTCGGCCAAGAAAGAATCCGGTCGTCGCTGCTCCAGCACCAGCACCAGCACCACCACCACCAATGATGATGGAGGAGGATGACATACGGAGGCCGGATCATGTGAGGCGCGAGCAATTGATTCATCACCATGGATTGACGACGACGACTGATCCTGAGGATCGGATGCTGGAAGAGGCCATGGCCCTGAGCCGTGCGGAATTCGCCGCGGCGGCCCAGCGAGAAGCGATGCTTCGACGGGAACAAGAGGAGCGTGCCGCCCTTCGCCATGCGCTCGCCATCCCCGTCTCTCGACTCGGCATGTGGCAGCGTTCCTCCTCCACCCCTCGTGAGGAAATGCTGTTCCTCACACACATCCTCGATACGATCCATTACCGCACCCGCAGCGAGGAAGAGGAACACCTCCTCGCACCACCACCCCTAGCCGAACAACATCACCAGGCATTTGATTCATTTATCCGCTCGCTCCACAAGAGCAAACTCTATCAACCGATTGCCGCCCTCTTTTCAACATGAATTTGATGGCTAATTTCAATCCATTTTCACGTAAATTTATTTATCTATAGAATAAATAATAATGTTTCGACGGCTCCTGGATCCAAAGATACTGGGGGAGGGATCGTTTGGACGGGTATACGGTCCCTATGATATACAAGATGTGCGTCTATTTCTATCTAGATGTGATACTGATAATACGACATATATACAAAAAGATCTGGAGGAATCGGGGCTTTATGTGATCAAGATTCTTTTTCAGGAAAATAGATTGGACAAGCGCCGGAGCGAACAGATGGGGGAACTCTTTATGCGTTATCAGAGAGGAAAGACACAACGCTTGATCGCGCCTCTCGTGGTGGGAAGGATAAAGCGAAAGGATCTGAATGCACTACTCCCCGTGTCATCGTTTAGAAAGATTTCCTTTCTTTTTGAGATCCAACGATATGCGGGCGGAGATAACATGTATGATGTCATTATGTATACTCGAAAATCTGTCCGATGGTCCATTCATAATGTGTTGACTCTGTGGAATTCCATGATGGAGATTTTGGAGATCGGGGTAGCGATGATTGAGGGTGGATACCTGATCAGTGATATCAAGATGGACAATATGATCATCGATGAATCGGGTATGTGGATGATCGATCCTGAAGTGTATCCACAAACCGTGTTTACCACCATGAAAAATATCGTCGTCACACCCAATCCAATGAATATGCCCGCTCAATTTCTTAATCCACACTTTTTTTCTCCGAATCCGTTACGAACCTACACCTTATTGTATCGTCGAGATTGGATGAAATTGAAAAAATTCTATCAGCATACCAATAGCCACCGTCTTGATACTCTCTTGGATCTTACCTCCAAGACGGTGCGATATCAGAATCCTGCCTTGTTTATCCGCCATGTTGCGATCCTTGGTCTTTTCTATCCTTTTCTCATGATCATGATCTATATCATAGACACAAAGATTTCCATCAAGCAATTCTCGCCCGAATCCCGCGAAATCATTCAAAATATAAATGACCTTTGTTACAAGATTCTTCAAACAAGGGCTTCCTACAATGCACATAATATGCTGCAAATGATGAGATTGGCGACCACCAAAAACTTTCGTCAAACGATCGCATCCACAAAACCATCCTCCTCCTCCATTCGCGATTCAATATCGATCGTCCCCCCTCTTGCTCTCCAGTCTCACACGATTATCCAAGACTATATCAAGAAAAAAAAGAGTGGACGATCTAAAGACGACGGCGTCCTGGAAGAAAAAGCAAGCAAGAATGGCAGTCAAGATTTTTCTCAACATGATTGTCAAAAACGAGGCGCGGATCATCGAGAGGTGTCTGAATGCGGTGCAGTGGGTGGACGGTGTGGTGATCAGCGATACCGGCTCGACAGACAATACCGTCGAACTCATCGAGTCTTGGCTCAAGACGAACGACAAGCTGGGTGCGGTTGTCCAGAATGAATGGAAGAATTTTGGGCACAATCGCACCGAGGCGCTCAAAGAGGGTCGCAAGTGGTGTTCCGAGAACGGTCTGGATCTCCATGAGGTGTATTTTGTGCTGATCGATGCCGACATGATTTTTCCCGCCATTACGCTCCGCGACTGCATCGAGCAGGCGGACCTATGGGATGTGCGCCAGCAGAATGCCTCCATTATCTATCATAATCTGAGGGTGGTTCGGGCGAGCCTGGATGTAATCTGCAAGTGTCCGACGCACGAATATTATGACGTCCTGACGAAGGATGCGACGAGGAAGACATATGAGGGTGTGATTATCGAGGACATCGGGGATGGAGGTGCCAAGAGCGATAAGATTGAGCGTGATATTCGTCTCTTGAAGGAGGGATTGGTGGAGGAACCGAAGAATTGTCGCTACTGGTTCTATCTGGCGAACACGTATCGGGATTCGGGGGATTTCACAAATGCGATCCTTGCCTACCACCAGAGGATTGAGATTGGCGGGTGGTATGAGGAGACCTATTGTGCACACCTCTACAAGGGCGATTGTCACAAAAACCTGGGTCAGCATAAAGAGGCCGTTGCGCTCTGGCTCGATGCCTACCAGGTGGATCCGGTGCGGTCCGAGGCCTTGTGGCGCATCGCGGTATACTATCGGACCATCGCCAAGCATCATATCGCGATGCTCTTTATCGACAAGGGTCTCAAGATGGAGCAGCCGACGGACCGTGTCTTGTTCCTGGAAAAGCCGGTCTATGAATATCAATTCCTGTATGAGATGTCCATCTGTGGCTACTATGTGAATGACAAGTCCCGTGGAAAACTAGCCTGCAAGATGCTGCTGGACAAGCCGATGATTCCACCTGGAATCCACGAATCGGTGGTAAATAATATGGAATTCTACAAATAAAGTTATTTAATAAATTCTGTATTTATTGAATAAAACATACATGTCGAATAGAGAATCCGGATTCCGAATCCATAATGGCACCAACCAAGTCTGCACTCCGTGTAATATCTCCTCAGGATCAAATTTCAATGTGATTGGAGGTGGCTGCCAGCGCCGTCGGAGCTCTCCAACACCTGCACCTACTAAACCTACCCCTACCGAACCTACACCTACCGAACCTACACCTACCGAACCTACACCTACCGAACCTACCCCTACTGAACCTACATCTACCGAACCTACACCTATCGAACCTATTCCTACTGAACCTACACCTCCCGAGCCTACTCCTACCGAACCTACACCTACTGAACCTACACCTCCCGAACCTACACCTACTGATCCTACTCCTACTGAACCTACACCTCCCGAGCCTACTCCTACCGAACCTGCACCTACCGAACCTGCACCTACCGAACCTACACCTATCGAACCTATTCCTACTGAACCTACCTCTATCGAACCTGCACCTACCGAACCTACTCCTACCGAACCTACTCCTACCGAACCTACAATATGATCCAAATTATATCTATATCTAGTGAATCAAGAGATCTAAGATTTTATCTATAAAAAAAGAAAATAATGAATGTCATTTCAGATACCAGTAATAAAAATAATAGGGATACATCTCATTGGATACACGAGACGGTGAACTTTGATAATATGGAAGGTATGACGAATTATGTGGAGACAACATTAAAGCTGATGCAGGATGATCTGAATACTTCAACACGATCAGAGAGTATTTCTCGGAAGATCCCTTTTCATTGTGAAAGTGCCGATAAGACTTTTGTTGTGACTTGTCTCGATATCTTTAAAGAAGCGGGTCATAATACGATTGGCATCACGGTTGGATATAGGATATATCATTGTGATTATTCTTATATCTTTGATTATGATATTCATGGATTGCGAGATGCGGAGGATGTCGTGCATGCTGTATTTCATTGTATCCTAGATATGCATCTATGCAAGGAGTGTTTCACGTTCACGTCGTCGGAGCATCAATTATGCAACACCTGTATCCCGAATCGCATCCGAGAAGAATACTCGAGAGTCCATCGAGGCAATACTAATATCGATGTATGCACGATATGTATGGAGACGGTCTATCTGTCGCGCATACGGTGTGGACATTCCTTCCATCGGACTTGTCTCATCGGTCTCTGCAAGAATCGATGGTTCGATGAGAATACCAAGCCGATTAAATGTCCTCTCTGTCGGGCTGAAATTACCTCCGAAGACAAGTATGATTATTTCATGTATTCTTCTTGATCTTGAGTGATTTCTTTCCGTTTTCACACGAGGTGCATTCCATCATGGAGAGATTCGGATAGGCCCTGTCGAGATTGCCGTATTCATTGGACGAGGTAAAGTTATTCGAAGAAGCTACAAACGAAGACACCTCTTGGATGTAGTTTTCGCGTAGTCGTGGTTGTTGTGGTTTTCCTCTCTCCATTTCTTTATTTTTTTATTAGTGCAATAAAAAAAAAATGATTCAAAAATGATTCTCTCTTTTATTCAATTCAGAGATGAAACGTTCGATCTTGGTGCCTCTTTATCGTTTAGGACACGATCCATTGTGAACTTATTACCACCACCACCTATCCTTTTCATATGGATAGCCATCAGATCCGTCGAGATTATGCGATACTTCCCAATCCGATTTTTACCTTTCTCGATAAGGCGACGGTGCTTACAGATACCCTACTTGATTATGGCGATGACAAGGAGGATAAAGTCTTGAGATTGAAGAATAATCTTACTATCGATCGTCGTGATTGCGGTAAATACATGCGTGTGTCGACGTCCTTTATCACCTCTCATCTTCCATGGTGGCATCCATCACATCAAGAAATGCTCGTGGATTGGATACGACTCACACCTCCCTCGAACGATGAGGATTGTCCATCCAATCTCTTTGTAATCGTTCCTTGAGGAGATTCCAATACTGTTGCATGTCGGGGCGTCTCCAGACGGGAAGACTGGATGTCATCGCGTAATCTTGTATCAGATCGGTTGAATTGTCTAGTTTGATTTTTAATCGTATCGCGGCGCTCTTGGAGCGGGTATTTCTAGAAAAATAATGGGTCTCTTGTCGACAGATCGGACAGGTAGGCCTGCGCAATACAATCCATGTCTTGGCACAATTGAGACACAAGGAATGTCCACATTCCAGGCGGATTGTTCGAGGAGATAAAGGGCGAATCTCATGGTAACAAATTGGGCATTCCATTTATTTTTTTATTATTTTTTCTTCCATCCGTGATTGATCGCATTCAGCAATCGGACCATCGCTTTGGCCTTTTCCAGTGTCGTCCCGTAGGCCTTGATTTCTTTGGTCTCGGTGTTGTAGACGCGATACAAATCCTTGTTTGGTAGTTTACGCACTTTGTAGGGCATATTTCTTCTTAATGAAAAAAAAAAGAAATCTAAAGAATTTCACGGACAATATGAAATGGAGACCAAGATGACTCATATCCTTCTGGACGCTCATTGGTAGACGGGACGAGGTGGTGGTGTGAAAAAAGTGGCCGGGACATGCTGGATGAATTATATCGTAACTACAATTTTACGGTGCTTCATCGCGTATTCCACTTTTTTGAGCCACAGGGAATGACGTGTGTTTATGTATTGAGCGAATCACATCTCTCGGTGCACACATGGCCTGAGGATGATTTTGTCTCGATTGATCTTTTTTGTTGCCTGGATTATTTCAAAGAAACGTCTGGACTTATTTCGATGGAGTCGCGTATTCTTCATAGGGTCCAGGCCAGGCCGCCGAAATCAGAATAGGAGTTGGGGATTTGTGCGCTAAATCGCATCGAGCAGTGCTGGCATAATTGTTCGTATTCCACTTTGCCACAAAAGGGATGGATGCTGGGATCACAGTCATCTGTGCACCAGCATTTCAAATGTCGCTGCAACCATCCCGGGCCGGTAAAGGTGTTGTAGTAATCTCCGACCACGCGACCGATCGCGGGCGAATACATGTCGGGATACGTCTGATTTAATGTCTCATACATGCTTATTTTTCTTATCATAAGAAAAATAAATCCATCCTTAGATTTCCTCCCCAAGTCCCTTGAGAATATTATTAAGTTCTGTCTTCTGGTTTTTGGTCAACTTGCCGGTCAGCACCTTGGGTAAGGTCTCCTTGGTGGCCTTGGCGAGATGAGGATATTTCTTTTCCACCACCTTCTTTTCCGACTTCTTCTTTTCCACAGGCGAGGTAAAAAAATCCTTGATGCTCTCATACATGGCGGAAATTATATTTTCATCCACCTCTTGATCCTTGACCTCCTTCACCTTGGGCCAGACCTTTTTCGTCACGACCGCCTTGGCCGCTTTTTTCGTCTTGGGTGTTTTGGACTCTAATTCCTTGATCAGCTCATCGATCAAGTCCATTTCCTTCTGTAACTGCTCCATTTGCTCTTTCTCTGTTATTTTTTTCTTGGCCGGCATTTCTTTTCTTTTTATTTAAGATTATATTTTTTTTAATTAATTAAATTTTGAATTGACCGGGCGGGACAGGCATCTTCTGCACACCAGGTCTCACTGGAAATATCTGTTTATTTGCCTGGTCAACAGGTATGTTATTCTGATGCAATTGCGATTGTGTTTTGAGATATTGTTGGAGTTTTTTCTGAATTGAATTTGAATCGACCCATATTAGTGGTGGTGCTTGTGGTGATTGTGGCACTGCTTGTGGTGCTTGTGGCACTGCTTGTGGTGGCACTGGTGATGAGGATAATACATTTGATATCTGTGATGCTGTTGATTGTGACACTGGTAATGCGGATACTACTTGTGATGCTGATTGTGCGGATTGCTGTAATGATTGTGGAACAGGTTGTGGAACAGGTTTTTTTCTAAGGAAGATGATCATTATGACGATGATCAAGATGACAATGATGCCAATGACGACTCCTGCGATGATAATATAGAGAAGATGCTTATTGATGGTTTTGGAAGTCGGGGTAGAATTTATATTTGGAGAGGGTAACAAGGTGGTGGTAATAGGTAATATCTTGTTGCTATTGACGGGCGACGAGGTGGTGGTCGAAAAGGATGAATTTGGAGAAGGTAAATTGGTGGTGGTCGAAAAGGAGGAATTCGGAGAAGGTAAATTGGTGGTGGTCGAAAAGGATGAATTTGGAGAAGGTAAATTGGTGGTGGTTGAAAAGGCGGAATTCGGAGAAGGTAAATTGGTGGTGGTGGAGTTGGAAAAAATGGGTGCTGCGGTGGACGTATTATTCATATTCATGGAGGAAAACTGAGGGGGTAATGGTGGAAAGGACAAGAAATCTTCTCGTTGATGGGCAGCGGGACGGACTACCCATTCATTTCGAGTGATATCAAAGTCAAGACAATCGTCATTCTGTCCCGATACACAAACATAGCGATCTTTCTTCAAGAGCGGCATGTAGCTATTCATGAATTGGATCCGTGTCATCTTATCCTTGGCCTCGCAGAGCGAGGCGCAGATCGGAAGCGGGGAATGTTCGGCGGTGCACCGCGACTCGACAAAGGAACGACATGTCGCCGGATTCCTACACATCTTATTGCAGATCCGCTCGCAGAGGGCCGGATTGGCATATGGATTATGGGGAGCATAGCATTCTTTTCGACAATACTCGGCACATTGGCGTTTGTCCTCACACACCGTCGCTTCTTTGCATATTTCCTCTCTTGTTTTTTCAGGAATGACAATTTCTTCTTCTATATATAAATCATCGAATTCATCATCAACATCAAATGACATTGTGCTTTCTTACTTCCATGAAAAAAAAAAATTGTTTTGGTTTTTAGAAAAAAAAAAATAAAAAAATAAAAACCTCCGATTAAAGAAAACCATACCAAAACTCCACACCCACCATCCCCGTCACCCCTCCCTCCGCCATCCCCCCGCG